CATACTCATCTGCTAGCAGTATGCCGTTGTAGGTATTGCTATTTGTAGTCCACTGAATAGAACGGGCTATCTGCCAAGGGCGACCATCAGTTCTGATGCCACCTGTGGTGATGTGTTGGCTGTTGCACTTAGGAAGCAGAGTTGCCTGTCCTTTAGTCCAGACATCCATACCCTTTGACTCTGTGTACTGGAAGCGTAGCGATTCATCCTGTGCTGGTTCAAAGAACTTAATGCCTTGACCAAAGTGGAATGATGACTGTGAACGTAGCCACCAACCAGTGAGCGTCTGCTCACCTGGTTCGCGGGTAGTATCTAGTTGCTGCTTGCGGTACTGAGCAGTGACTCGACGGTAAGGACTGTCATCTAATGGGCTGATGAAGAATGGCAAGCCTGCGATTGCAACATCGTAGGCATAACCACTAGGTGTATAAGTGGCACCTGCAGGGTTGGAAAGGGTTAAAGGTAAACCCTCGCTGATATCTGATCCGTATGCCACTACTGCTCCTTAGTATATTTGTTCTTCCGCTTCATCTACTGCATCATCAATATCCCGTGCTAACGGGAATATGTCTTCAGTTAGAGAGTGCTGCAATTTCTTCCCCGGTTAAACCAAGGGTTGCGAGCTTTGCCTGTGCTGATAGTTTTGCATCAGCCTTTGCTTCTTCTTGAGCATCACGCTCTGCCTTTTCAATAGCAGCAGCCTGTGCATCTACTGCACGCTGTTCGATTTCTTCTGGCGTTAGGTCAACGTAAGTCTGTGTGCCTTTAGCCAAGTCAACAATTAGTTTCTTATCAGACATTTTCTTCTCCTATGATGATTACGTGTGAAGCATCTGGACAAGACCAGGTGCAAGTTTCTTCGTCAAAGACCACAGACTCGTGGCACTCTGGCTTTGGTGCGATGAACGCATCGCGGGTTGCATCGTATGAGTACGAAATTCCTGCATAGTTTTTTCTTATGCGTGCGTTGTAACTGGTCTGAACCCAAATACCACCAAGACCTAGATCGTTAGCCAAGAAATCTTGACCACGATGTTCCTGCTCATCTGGTACTACAAGTACACGAGTTACAATGTTGTTGCTATCTACTTCTGCGAAGTGTGCCAATTTATTTCTCCCTTATGCCGCTAGATATCTAATAATAACAATTCCTGAACCGCCTGCTGCTCCGTTTCCACTACCACTGCCACCACCGCCACCGCCTAAGTTTGTGGTTCCTGCTACACCAGCACTTGGCGCACCACCATTGCCGCCACCGCCAGTGCCACCCAATGCAGCATTGGAATTACCTTGTACACCACCACCACCACCACCTGCGTAAGTGACAGATGAACCTGAATATGAATTTGCAGAACCATTACCACCAGCACCGCCGCGTTCATTCACGGCAGAACCGCCAATACCGACACCACCAGCAGCACTTGCACCTCCACCACCTCCACCGCCGAAGTAGAAGTTTCCTGTGCCGCCATTACCGCCAGCGCTTCCTTGTCCTGCTGGACTTGCCGCGCCACCAAAGGCCGCTGAATTACCGTCACGACCTCCACCACCACCTGAGCCGCCTGCTAAACCAGAAGTTGCATACACTCCACCACCACCACCGCCTGCGGATGTAGTTGAATTAAATACTGATGAAGTGCCAGTTGCTCCAGCACCAGCGCTACCTGCTCCACCTGCGCCTACGGTTACTGTGTAACCTGTCGCAGTAAGGGCTTGAGAGGTTGCTGTTCTAAATCCACCCGCACCACCGCCACCACCGCCACTACCACCAGCGCCACCGCCAGCGACTACTAAGTAGTCACAAGACAAAGAAGTCTGCGGAGTAAATGTGCCGCTGGTATTGAATGTATGGATCCAGTAAGTACCGTCGGTTGTAATGTTTCCACCAGTAGCCTTTGGCGCAATGACAGGTGTAGTGCCGACTGCTGCTAGACCGTAGAGGCTGAAGGTTGAGTACTGGACAAAGGAAGAAGCGCCTTGGCAAGCAATTTGAATTGAAGTTATAGCAGAGTTGCTTGACCATAAACTAGCCCAGAGTTGGTTGTATCCAGCATCGGCTGTTGCTGAGTTATTTTCTCTTACGGAATCTATTGAGAATGATTTGTAAGTTGACGTAGAGTTGTAATTGCAAATGTAAATCTCAGCATTTCCAAAAGTGCTAGCAGTTGAAGTATTTCCATCTACGACAAATGGAAATTGTGTTGCTGTACTAGAACTTGCAACAGAACCGTCGCCTTGGATTCTGCGAGAAGATTGGTTTGTAGTTAAACCATTAAAGTTTATTAAAACCGTATCGCTTGTTGCAGCGTTAGTTGTTCGTGCAGATACAACAATCTTCAAATCGGTATAACCAGTCTGCGGAATGTTGGCAAAAGTAATACTGGCAGCACTTGCATTTAATTCGATTCTTTCGAGTAAAATGTAGTTTGGCATATTGTTTCCCCTTATCCTTGGTAGCGAACGATTACAATGCCTGAACCGCCGGCTTTACCAGCGTTGTTGTAGCCACCGCCACCGCCACCGCCAGTGTTTGCGGTTCCAGCAACAGCATTGTTGTTGTTACCAACTTCACCACTGCCGCCGCCGCCTGTACCACCTGTAGATTGACCAGTGTTTCCAGCGTTACCACCACCGCCACCGCCTGCACGAGTTGTTGCAGTACCAGTTATAGATGATGAAACACCAACGCCACCGTTACCAGGTGTTGCAGCGTTCATAGTGCCACCGATAGCGCCTGCACCACCACCGCCACCGCCGCCTGCGTATGATGCAACGTAAATTGACCCACCGCCTGCATAGCCTTGGTTGGCAGTTCCAGCGCCGCCAGTACCGTTAGAACTTACCGCGCTACCGCCACCACCAGAACCGCCTGAGTTACCAGTTGAGTTTGGATTTGCGTAACGACCAGCTCCACCACCAGTAGATGTGATTGAACCAAAGACTGAGTTGCTACCGTTTGTTGGGTTAGTGCCAAAACCACCATTACCACCAGCACCAACAGTTACTGTTTGCGCTGCTCCTGATGCAAGAGTTAAAGTTGCTTCAGCACTTGCGCCACCACCGGAAAGTTGACCTGATGCAGAGGAACGGTATCCACCAGCACCACCACCGCCTGCATCAGCAGCACCACCGCCACCTGCAATTACTAGATACTCAACTCCAGTTATTGCTTCAGTTGGAGTAAATGTTCCTGATGAGGTAAATGTGTGGATGACTCGACCAAAGGAGTCATAGGTAATTGTTCCGCCAGTTGCTTTGGCAGTGCCAGGTTGAACCTGTGCGGCAATGCCATACAACGAGAAGGTGGAGCCGGTTGCAAAGTTTGCACCGTTGCCTTTAACTGTCAAAGATGTAATTGCGCTTGTACTGCGCCAAAGACCTACTGTTGCTGATGTTTCTCCAGCACTAGCAAATATATCATTACCTCTTGCTATGACTGTTTTGTAAACAGAAGTATTTGCATAGTTGAACACATTAAATAAAACGCTCATTGGATAACCAACTGCTGGCGTTGCAGCATAGTTATCAATAGCCATTTGAGTCTGGTTAACGTTTCGGCTACTTACTGCTGTACTTCCCTGCCCATACATCCAAGTTGATGAATAGTTTGATCCGGTGTCGGAATTAAACTGCAAAGATGGTGTATAGAAAGAAGTGCTTGATGGAAGAATTGAGGCAACTACAACCAAGTCGGTATAGGTTGATGGGATGGAACTGAAAGTTATAGAAGAAGTTGCAGTTCCAACGGTGACTTTATCTAAAGCCGTAAAAGTATTAGTAGCCATTATTTTACTCCATAAAGTGCGAAGGAACTATACTGAACAAAATTTTGCGTTCCACTTGTTGCAAGTAACTTAATAGAAGTAATTGCAGCAGGTGTAGCAAACCAAAGACCGCTGCGGTAAGCAATGTTACCAGCGGCAGCAGTATTATCTTCTACACCACCAAGAAAACGAATAGTCTTTGCTTTAGAAGTACTAGAATAATCCAATATATCCATAACTCCAGCACCGAAAGAGTTGGCAGCATTGTTTGCCGCAGCTTGATATCCGCAGTTACAATAATTTTGAGATGTGCCAGCACCAGCATACATAACACTATTATTACCATCTAAATAATGTCGAGAATAATTTGCACTGGTATCGCCATTAAATTGAATACCTAAACTGTCTCCATTATCAACTCTGCTACAACGAGATATGTAACGAATTTGCAAATGCTTGTATCCGCTAGGGATACCAACAAAATCAATACTTGCAACTGCTGTTGCACCAACAGTCACCGTAGCCAGCGAGTCATAGGCTCCGACTGGGCCAGCAGCACTGCGAAAGGATGAAGCAATAATTCCTAGAATCGGCATTAGGCAAGGTCCCCCACAACCGTAAAGTTGTTGCTTGATGTGCAGATAATTGTGGCAGCTGAGTACTGGGCGCGTAGGTTAGGCGCAGTAGATACAGCACCGGTTGAAGTCAGCACAGTTGTTCCATCGCTTACGATGCTGACCTGACCTGCACCAATCTGTTGCACGTTGATCTGCTGACCTGTAGTAAAGATACCGTTAGGTACAGTCAAGGTAATAGCGCTAGCGTTGCTAAGCGTTACCAGCTTGTTGACGTCGCCTGCTACTAGAGAATAGGTAGTTCCAGTTTGTGCGTTAAAAGTTAAATCTGTTGTTGACGGTGTTGTCCACTTGAGTCCAGTTGCTGTAGTTGAATCAGCGGTAAGTACTTGGTTGTTAGTACCAGCACCCAATCGAGCAGGTGTAGCGCTAGCAGTGGCGGTAATAATATCGCCCTTAGTTGTGACCAAAGACTTTGGTATTGCAGCATCTGCTGTAGCAACGCCTGCAGTAAAGAAGGTTGCGTCATCTCCAGTAAAGACGTGCTTTGCAGAAGCACCTGCAGTATGGCTAATACCAGATGTACCAGCCTGAGCACGGACTACAGTAAGCGTATCTCCAGAGATTGCAGTAACTGCAACAATTTCTTCGTTATTAGTATCTACATCAAGTGCGATCAGGAATTGGTCTACGTTACCTGCAGCAAGGGATACACCACCCATAAGTGATGAACCAGTACCAGCGGCAACTGTTACGGTAGTAGCACTGTTGGAGATAGTTGCAGCAAGCGTTGTTGCTACCGAGGTAGTCGAGTACTTTCTGGTCAAGGTGTCACCTCATTGTTAATAGAATTGTATTTATTAAGATACATAATTGCCCTCTCTAGCGCCTCGACATTGTCCTTAAATAGTCCTAAACCCATATTACATTTTTGACACAGTACTCCACGTTTTTGTTTTGTATCGTGACAATGATCCGCGTGCCAATTAATAGAAGACGGAGTATCCGTTTCACAAATTGCACATCTGTAATTCTGTTCTTTTAATTTATTTTCAAATTCTTCTTGAGTAAACCCAGAGTAAATTTTTCTACTTCTTTGTTTATTGTATTCTTTTTTATTTTGTTTAGCCGCTTCTGAAAGATTTCTATTGCTTTGACAATACTTACATATGCCATTAATTCCATCTTTAGAAGCCTTATTATTACAGAAATTATCAAAAGTCTTTTCAACTTTACAGGCATAGCAACGTTTCATTATTGTCTCACTTTGTATAATGTAGACGAATGGGAAATTTGTCTGAAAGTTTGAGTGACTCATCGTTAAGGCGCTGGTTGTATAGAGCGTAGATATAACGAGATGAGTTAGCGCCAGCTGCACCTGGAACCTTGCTATCTGCCAAATCTGCTTCAGCAGAGGTCAAGTTGATACGACCTGGATCTACGTATGAGAGCAGACGGTATGCAGCACCGAGAGTAATTACATCGCGGCAAGAGTCTGGCAACCCAGTAACATCTGCAAAGTCATCAGTATTAGCATCCATCGTAGATGGGTTTGCTGCATACCAAACCTGTACAGTTCGTCCGGGCTGAATGTTCTCGTAGATATTCACAGTCTTCTGTGAGTTAAAGGTTGGTGTGTTAGCCATTAGATCTTGGCGCCAACGGTTGATTGGCAACCATTCTCTAGATGAACCAGTTGTCTGCCAAGACATATAGATAACGTTCTGGCAGTCATCTGGCAAAGCATAAGTAGTCTGGCTTGCGTTAAAGGTAAAGGTAGTTGAGTAGATAGCCCACAACTTAGGATAGACCGAGTTGATCGTATCGTTGATAGCCTGCTTAATCATTGTGCGAGGAAAGGTTGGAGTTAGCACAACCTGTGAGTACTGGGCGTGTGGTGCAGGACTTGTGTTCTGGTAACCACGACCAAAACCAGGAGCAGCGTTAAGCGTATTGCTTGCCTTAACAAAGTTATCAATCCAGATAAGTTCGTCATCAATTTCAATGATGCCTTTAGCAAGGTTATCTGCTGAACCAACCTGAATAGCGGTATCAGTAGTTGTTATCGCTGAGTCGAGATAGGTAATGCGATCTTGGCGCAGGGTGTATCCGGCTAGGGAAGATCTAACTTCCTGTACCATTGAATCAAGTGTTGCCATTGTTTACCTTTTCCTCATAGAACCGAAGGTTGCTTGCTAATCGTTTTTCGTTAGGGTCTAGCTCTACTGCTTTTCTACCGTGTATTACTGCTGTCTCATAGTCACCTAGTTGCCAACTGCTGATTGCAATAAAGTCATCAGCCATTGGACCCCAAGCCCAAGACTCTGCTAAGAATGACATTGGCTTTGTGTTGTACTCCAACGCCTTCTTAGAAACTAATAGGCACTCATCCCACTTCTTGTTAACGTAGTAGTAGTTAGCAAGGGCTAGGATTGATTCTCTACTTGGGTATTCTTCTGTACCCCGCATCAGCCATTCTTCTGCATTGCGTGCATCTGCCTTAGATAAGATGCGGCACGCTGCGCTTTTCTCTTCTGGAAAGATTGATAGTTCTAAATACTTCTTCAGAGTCTCTGTGGACTCCTTGTACTGCTGGTGGTACGACTGCTCCCGACCAAGGTAGTACAAGTTGCGAGCATCTGGATTCTCTTTGACCGCAGCCTCTAGTAGAGTTAAGTACTGCGCTCTTGATTTAGTTTTATCCTGCAGGTGGTGAGTCTCAAAGCCATCTATTCTTACCTTGACTTCTTCACGTTCTTCATACCACTCAGGTACTTCGTGTATCGGATACTTCCATCTGATACCTCTGCGACGGTGAACCTTAAAGCCATCAAACTCTGAAGCTACTGAACCATCTTCGTTAAAGGCTTCGATGCGTCGGTATGACGGACGATCAATACCTAGATCGTGAGCCTTCTCTAACGCCTTGCGCCAGCCCGGTGTAAGTACTTCATCTACATCAAGTGCTACGCAGTAGTCAACATCTTCTGGTACTAACGCAAGCGAAGCGTTTCTTGCATCATCGAACCTAAATGGTAGAACCCTAATCGGTACGACAGTGATGCCCAGAGAGGTAGCGATTTCGACAGTTCTGTCGGTAGAACCTGTATCGGCAAGCAGGTGGTAGTCGGCTTCCTTAGTGGAGTTGTACCAACGCTCAACGTGCTTTTCCTCATTCTTACTAATGGTATAGATCGCAATTTTCATATTGAAATTATACCTTAACTATGCTATATCGCCCACGATCAAGAACGTGTTACTTGCTGTACAAATCACTGTTGCAGCTGACTTGTTGGCTCTTAACTTTGGCGCTGTTGTTGTGGCACCTGCTGAAAGAATTGTTACTCCAGCACCTTGTGCGAAAGTCACTTGACCTGCTCCGTATTGTGCTACGTGTACTTGATCTGTTGCACTAAAGACTGACGGTGGAACTGTAACTGTAATAGCAGCAGCGTTATTCATTGTGACTAGGTCATCCTTGTCACCGATTGCTAAAGTATATGAAGTTCCAGTTTGGGTATTAAAACCTACTAGGTTAGATCCTGTAGCTCCGGTGGGACCAGTTGGTCCAGTTGCGCCAGTAGATCCGGTAGGTCCAGTAGGGCCTGTTGCTCCCGTTGCTCCTGCACTGCCTGTAGCACCTGTAGGTCCAGTCGCTCCTTGCGCACCCGTTGCTCCTGTCGCCCCTGTTGGCCCTGTAGGGCCTGTATCTCCCGTTGCACCTGTTGGTCCAGGTACTGTGCTAGCAGCGCCTGTAGCGCCTGTTGGACCCGTAGGACCAGTATCTCCTGTCGGACCTGTCGGTCCAACTAAACCTGTTGGGCCTACTGGCCCTGTGTCACCAGTTGCTCCTGTGGCACCTGTGGCACCAGTTGGTCCAGTCGCTCCCGTACTTCCTGCAGGACCTGTAGGTCCTGTTGCTCCTGTGCTTCCAGTAGCTCCCGTAGCACCTGTGCTTCCTGTGGCTCCAGTGGATCCTTGTGGGCCAGTCGGTCCAGTAGATCCTGTGGGTCCCGTTGCACCGGTTGCACCCGTTGGGCCTGTGGCTCCTGTTGGGCCAGTGTCTCCAGTTGGACCAGTAGGCCCAGTAGCGCCAGTATTGCCAGTGGCACCAGTGGCACCAGTAGCGCCTGTAGAACCTGTTGCACCTGTTGCTCCTATCGGTCCAGTTGGGCCTGCAGGCCCTGTTGGTCCTGTAGCACCCTGACCACCTTGTGGTCCTTGGTCTGCTGCAAAAGTTACTGAGACTTGTGGAGTAATGGATTCGATAACAATTATTGTCTCGCTCATACTGTCACTCCCGGAGTCACGATAAATTTACCTTCTAAAATTCTTGTAACGGTTACACCTGATGTAAGTATTAGGTCATAGACGTAACGGCTTGGTGTTAGGTTGGTATCAGTTGCAGAGAAGTTAACTGTTACTCGACCCGCATCGTTGTTAAGTGTGATCTTGCCATTAGCAGTTGTGGCAAGCAAAGTTGTTGTAGTGGAATTACTGAATGGCTTTACAGTCATAGTTGCGCTGTAACCGTTTAGGTTCCAAGGAGTTGAGTCATCTTGGATGACGAACTGGAATGTGAATGTAGTTGCTTGATCGCAGACTAGGTTATATTTCGCACTCAAGAGCTGAGTCCTTGGAGAGCAGCGTTCGCAGTGAGGCCAGTAGTACCAGCGATGTAATTACATACACCGCTATAGTCAAGATGGGTATTCGCACTGCCCGAAATGCCCGCAATATCATTTAGTACTCCTACTGTGTCTGTGTGCTTTGTGGTTACGCCACGTGCCGCAGCCCAAGCGCGGGCTGCTCCGGCTTCATCAAGATATGAAGAGATAGGAGGATAGGTGCCACCATTTGCTAATCTATTTAGTTCTGCTACAAGGGTTGATCCTGGATTACCTGTTGGCACCTATCTACCTCACTTCTTCTTTTTACGAGCTGCTGCTGCGTTATCTATTAGGTTGGGATAAGGACGACCTTTTGCTTTAGCCATAGCCTTAGCCGCAGTCTTCTGAGCAGGGGTTAATTTCTTTGATGTCTTCTTAGGGTTCTCTTGATCCCAAAATGCTTTCTTCTTCATTAGCAATCCCAAGCCCTTCGTGCTTTGTTTAGTCTGCTATTAGGATCCTTGGCTGCCTTAGGAAACATCTTGGCTTGGCCAGCAGATCTAGCGCAGTATGATTTTCTACGTGCCGCAGCCTTAGGCGACTTCTTTGCCTCTGCTGCTTTTACTGGTGGTTTAAGATTACTACCTTGTGCTTTAGCGCTAGCACGACCCTTAGCGTTAAGGCCACCCTTAGGGTTCTGGCCTTCTTTACGTTGCCACGCTGGAGTCTTAGCCATTTACTTACACTTACACATTTTCTTAGACTTGCCACACTTCTTGCACATTCCTGCCATTGGCTTCTTCTTCATTATTTCTTTCCTCCGACACCTGTAGAGATTGACTCGTAAGTCATATACTTACGGTTTGATGCAAACTGCTTATCTGCTGAAGGCCACGCTGAAACTTCTTCAACGTTCTTAACGAGCTGTACGCCGTTGTCCTTATCGTCCATATCTTTCATTTCTTACTCCTTGTATGTGAGGTTAGTTCCATCAAAGGCTTTGCCACCTTCGTTGGAAATTCTGACGGCAGCATCAATATCAGGCTGTCTGGTTGAACGCGGTTCAATACCCTGACGCACTGCGTCGTAGTAGTTACCTAGTTCCTTATCGTGAGACTTAGCAGACTGGTATCCGCGAGTAGTGGCTTCTCCAGTACTAAGAGTTAGACCTTGTGCCTTGCAACCAAAGCAGGGATCTACGTCACACTTGCTGTGGTCTGGGTTTGAAAACCATTCAGACTTAAAAGGTATATCAGAGATTACGTCGCAGTTTGTGCAGCCGTACTTAGATACGATCTCTTTGACATCGCCATCTACTAGGTCGTAAGACCATTCAAGAACTTTGCTTGTGTGATTGCAATCCATTAGACCACCGGTGTTAGGTAATCGCTGTAACCAGCGTCAATGAGAATATCTGCCTCAGCATCAGTTAGCGTGTAAGCGTGACCACCAAGGTAGTAAGTATCAGCATTGGCTAGGTCATCCTGATATGGAGTTCTGCTTTCAGTAACGGTTGTACCGTTTACTAGAAGTGTTACTCCACGAGGTACATCTGTAAGAAAGGATGGAATAGCGCCGGTGTATGAACCACCTGCAAGTGGACGTCCTGCTAAGCGAGCATAGGGATTGAAGTAAGTGCTATCGCACCAAGTTTCATTCTCCCAAGGAGTAACTAGCGTGTATGGCATTTCATTCCTTTCATTGGTGATGGAGGCAGGTTTGACCCTGCCCCCACCGTTGCACTATTAGTTAATAGATGAAGCTGACTCAATACGATAGAGTGCTGCTTCACGGAGGCGTGCAAAGCCACCCATATAGTACCAACCGATTGTACGGAAGCGACGAAGTGCATCAATCTCTGGTCCAATGATGGTAGAGATATCTTGTCCTTGTGCTTCAGCAAGTGCTTCACGACCAGCGATAACAGCCTTGTAGACGTTAACTGATCCTGAGTTTGCAGCGAATGGCACGCGAGGTGTTTCTACTACAAATGCACCTTCGATTACGCCGACTGCACCAGCCACGAATGGTGTGCGATCTACGTACTGGGTGAGTGCCTGGAAGCCGCCAGTGCCTGATTCAGCACGAAGGTCAGCAGCCTGACGTGGGTGTAGGTATGCAGCGTACAAGTCATTGATACGTGGCACAGCCTTGTTTGTGCGAAGCTGTGTGACAGCCTCACGGATATCAGCAACAGCCATTGTCATTGAAGATGTGATGGTGTTGGTTGTTGTAGCAGTTCCTGCGTAGATGACGTTTGAGCCACCTGTGAGAACTGATGCAACTACAGAGTCAATAGAGTCTGCTGAGTTGTAAGCGATGATGTCAGCAAGAGCTGAGTCAACATCGTTGAATGAAGTTAGGTTCAACTTCTTTGTTGTTGTTACTGCTGAACCGTATTCGTTCAGAGTTACTGTAACCTGATTTGGGTTACCTAGTGCAATGCTTGATACATCTGATGTTTCTGTCAATGTAGATGTTGCTTGTGCAAGATCTGAATAGATAGAGAACACAACTGATGAACCTGGCATCGCCTGTTGTACTGGCTTGACATCTGCAATCGCACGCATTACCGGGATGCTACGAAGAGCCATACGAACATATTGGTCGTATGCGGTTTTGACGAGGTTGCTAATGTCCGATGTTCCGGTTAAGGAACCTGATGGAATTGCCATTAGGTGTTACCTTTCGTTGTTGTGGAGGTTAGAGTCCAGATTGTCTAATAATGTCGTCCAGCTCTTCTTTGCTATTAGCGTTCATCAAGCGAGACATAACATCGGCTCCGCGCTCAGGTGACATACCTGCATCTGCGGCTCCGGTCATCTTCTTGTACGCAGCAATATCTGCTGGATCTACATTAGGTTGACTCTGGTTCGACGAGAGTTCAATACCGAATACATCGGCATTTGCCTCTAGCCATTTAGACACCGACTCTTCAGTTGGGTCAATGTCCTGTGGGATAAATGAAGCGATCTTCTGATTTACCCCGCGAGCTGCGAGGGCATCCTTGATTGTTCGCTCGCGTTGGCCCTTGCTCAAGGTTTCAAACTGGGAACGTAGTTCCTGTAGTTCTTTATCCTTTTGCTTGGCTGCTTTGCGTAGTTGTTTTACAAGGTCATTCGACGAATCGTTTGTAGTGATATCGTCGTCTTCATCCTCGTACTCGTAATTGGACATAGTCCATCTCCCTATCGTTTAGTTGATTTCGCTAGCCTCATATTCAAGTGGGGGCTTGATATGGCTCTAACTCCTGGTCTTACTACACTCCATTGGGCCAGTCGTTCCAATGGCAGGTCTGTTATAGGTTGCCGGCGCGTTCGCGTCCTAGCGCACCCTGAGACATTCCAGATGATGCGCTAAAGGCTGCTCGTTCAAGTCCAGTAAGTTTTTCTCTTTGCTTCCTTGCTTCAGTTGAACCAGCAAGTCCGAAGACTTCTTGCTCTGCTTGGACTTGTCCGTAAGGTTGTTGTCCGTAAATCTCTGCTAACTGTGTACCACGTGGTGCAACTGCTGCTACGGACTGGAAGCCCTGCTGTGCTTGCGCCTTGCTGATACCAGCTGCTGCTAATTCTTCAGCGCGGGTTACACCAGAAGTTAGTCCTGCTTGTAGAGCAGCGCCGCCGATTTCTGCTGCAGTAACCTTGCGCTTAATTTTTTCTAGTCCATTTTGTGGATCAAGTGTGTATGCCAAGACATCAGCATTAGTGATATCTGGATAGAAAGACTTGAGTGAGGCAAGCACTTCTGGGTTAGAGTTGAGAACTCTAGTCTGCGCTGTAGCAATACGGTCTTCTAGTTCTACTGGGCTAACGTCTCCAGCCAAGAACTTCTCGAATCCTGCTTGCTTGCCAGTTGTATCTTTTGAATAGTAAGACTCTGGTAATCCGTAGTTACGCATAACGTTCTGGTACTGGTCTTCTAGACCGATGTACTCAGCAGGAGATAAAGCCGCTAATCCTTTAGCGATGCGCTGCTTATTTGCTGCAAAGCGATCCTGATAAGCCTTGGTATTCTGCAGTTCTAAAGAGAACTGTGCAGGTGACACGTTGCTTTGGATAAGATACTTAATATCTTCTACCAGACCACCTAGGCCATACTTATTAAATTCATTGTAAAGAATATCGTAAGCAGATTGACGGTCACGACGATCAGCTTCTGCAATTCTGGCAGCCTCTTGCCTAGCGAGTAAGTCTTGAACTGGATCCACAGGGATTACTGGGGCAACAGACTTAACTACATCTGGGCCAGTTTTGAATGGTTGGAATACTTGTTCTGCTTGCTCTATAACAACATCGCCTTGCGCGTTGCGTCCGGCTAATGGGCCAGATGTGTAAATGCGTTCTGGTTCACCGAGTTGGTTTGTTATTACTTTAGTAGTGGCTTTGCCGCCACCTTCGCCGAGGCGTGATACGTCTATTCTAGCCATCATTTACCCCATAAATCCAAAGTCTTTAAGTACGGTCTGGGCAATATCTGATGCCTCTGAACGTGCTTGTTCGGTGTACTGCCAACGGTTATCTTTGCGTAGAGATCTTTGATATTCGTATAGAGACATTTCTTTATCAGGCCCAATAGCCATACGTAGAGTTGGATCATCTAGTGTTATCGAGTTTGGATTAAGTTCCAAAGTCTGAGCCAAGATACTTCTGTATGGAGAATAGATAGTAGATAGATCTACTCCTGAATCAACAATCTGCTTAACGGAATCTGGCATACCAAGAGCCGCTGTCTTGCGGATGGTTGACTTGATTGCGTCTATATCTTCACCTGCTTTAAGGCGTGCTTCAAAACTAGAGATCTGATCTTCGTCTAGTTTAAGTCCATTAGCCATAGCAGTTTTCATTAAGTCCTGCCGAACTCCTTGAGCAGCACTTGCTTCAGCAGTTGCTTTCTTGGCTTTAAGAGCATCAAGTTCTTTCTTTAAGTTCTTATCCTTTTGGATAGTCTCAATAAGAAACTGTTGCTCGTCTAATCCACCGGTAACTCTGGCTGTTGTCTTGCCACCTTTAGTCACATACTGGGTACGAGTAGCAGCCTTTTCCTGTGCCTTCTGAAGTTTATTGGAAAGGGCAAACACTTCTTCAGGCGTGGCTTCGCGTCCTAGTAATGAACTTATTGTGTCCTGGATTACACCAGCAGCCTTAGTAGGATCCCAGATCCGAATATCTTCACGGACAGAAGGGCCACCTGCTGCACCAGCAGTAGGATCACTTTCTTGAATAAGATATTCTCTTACAGTAAAAGGTTTGCCAAGTTTTGCTGATTGTAAAGCAGTTGCTTGAGCTGCTGTTACATAAGCATTGGCTAACTTATCGCTATATTTACCGCTTACTGGTACGTTGTATCCAGCCTTTTTCAGAAGTGCGGCAAGTTCTTTACGATCAGGAACTGGCATATTGTAAAGATCAATAGCAGTTGGATCTGTAGTTGCTTGGCCTTGAGCACCAGCCTTAAATCCACCGTATGGATCTGGGGTTGTTGAAGACATAGTTGATGCAGGCGGTATATAGCCATTCTTCCAGTTATTAAAGAAGCCAGTCTCTGCCAATTTAGTCTCCAATTAGTCTTGAAAATAGAACGTTGTATGCGTCTTCTGCATTTGGGTTCCTAGATGCGATTTCCTGCATTGCAAACTTTACGTTCTGCTTTAGCAGATCCTTGTAGGAAAGTGCTGTTGCACTTGATCCGACAACTAGATCACGACTGTAAATGTAATTGTCGTAGATCTGAGACATTTCTTTCAACGCATCAAATGCTGCAGGATCTGACTTACGAGCCAGAGATGAGTCCGGGCCTTCGATCATATTCTGCAAATCTTGGTAAGCAGTTTGACGTGCTCTCTGACGTGTAGCACCCTGTCCTAGTTCAGCCTGAAGCATTGGTCGAGCACCCTTGAACTGTGTTGCCCAAGAATCCCACATAGTCTTTAACTGAGTCTTCTGAGCATCGTTAAAGGTACTAGCAAGTTCTGCCTCGTATGAGTCCTTTTGCTGATAGTAGAACTGAATATCACGAGCAGATTGAATATCTTGCAAGTGGTCATCTAGCGTCTTGCTAAACTTAATACCAGACTTAAATAGTAGGCGGTAAGCGTCGAAGTCAAAGTCGCCTTCTTTTGGCATTAAGAACGGTGCTGCTGCTGGATAAGCATTAAGCAACTTCTCGTTCTTATCAATCCAACCTACGGTTTTATTAACCGCACGAACTACTGGTACTACGTTATCGTCTGATTCAGATACTGTGTATGGCATTTGATCTGGGAACAAACGAACCCAGTCTTCCATTGCTGCATCTAGGCTTCCCTTATTTTGAGTAATAAGGTTATTGAATACCTGCTTAAAGTTAACGCGTTTATTTGCTCTAGCCCATTCAGCCATCTCTGACTTGAGTGTTACTTGCGGTGATGCAGGTGCAAAGAATCCAAAGATAAAGCGCATAGCAAGAACGGTTACTGTAGTAGCGCCAAGTTTTTCCTTGTGCTTTGTTAGTTCACCGGGTGAAGGAGGAATCCATTCACCAGTCTGTGGATCAAACGTTGGCTTTAGACCGTGTCCAGTAGCCTCAAGATATGTTGCTGCTTTACGGAAAGCTGAAGCATACTGGGAGCGACGTTCGTTACGATCAAGGGTTGCTATGAATCTAGATACGTGCGCAGGGAATATAGCGTTGACCATTGGTTGATCTTCGGCATATGCTCCAAGAAGAACCTTCTCAAAACTATCAAGAGCAGGAACTGCATTAAATATAAACTTCAATGGGATCGCTGCAATAGGACCAGCGAATGTTGGGAACAAAGAATCTGGGTTCATAGATGGGGTAAGCATCTTTAATTTGCCACCGAACTCAACTGGCATTGGGGCTTTGAAAGCCTCTGGAGAACCGAACACTTGTGCCACATCGCTCATTACTTTATATACAGGAGTTAACCCTGGATAGAAGAAGTATGGCTCGCCATTATCATCTTCTTGTACAAAGCCTGAGTGCGTTACGCCTTCGTATGTAAGAGATAGGCGACGCAAAGACTCTGGGTTGTATCGAACTGTGCGGTAAACACGGCGATAGAAGTCTTCAGTAGCACGATAGAAGCGTGCAAAGTTACGGCTAGCCATAGCCAACTGGCTACGTACTGCAGGGTTATCAACAAACGCTAGGACTCTGTTCTTTGCTAACTCTTCAGTAATAGCAACGATTTCTTTCTTTGCATTTGTTAAAGCGAACTGAAGTTCGTCACCATCTAGACCCTGTGTAAATGCTTCGACAAGACGTTCTTCAAAGCCAGACTCTGCCATCTCCTTGCGGATACGGATCATCTCGTTAATAACAATAGGCTCACGGGAGAAGCGAGCATTAGCCTCACCCATTGCATCCCAAGCCTTATCAGTTAGGCTCACTGCAAAGTTACCAGTATCTGATACCGGTACGAGTGTTGGGCCTGAGATAAACTCTGGAGTTAACTCTACGCTCATCTTGTTAGGCAAATCTTCAAGGCTTAGGTTCTTAGCAGAGACTGCTACTTTGCCACTTTTATCAGTGATGCGAACCTTATTAAGAAGATCCATATTGATATCGCCATTACGCTTTGAGTAAAGGTTACGAACTGCGTCATATGCCTTCTTAGCGTGGACATTTATATTGCCGCCTACTGACTCATCATAGAGCTGGAAGCGAGCACGTTCTTTTGCAGGCAAGTTACGGAGATATTCACGCATTGCCTCTAACGCTTTAGGTTCATTATCTAGGTTTGCTACAGCGATCTTTGCTAGATCATCAGTAGATGTAACACCTAGTTGCACAAGCCAAGAGATGCGGCTTTGCTGATTTGCTACTGGGTTGAACTGTGTAAACGCTTTATCGCCCATAGCCTGCTTGTAGGCAACACCGTCAATTTCAATGCCTGCCATCTTACCAAACTGAGCAACGTCATTAGTGGCAACTAGATACTGATCTGCACCACGAAGACCGTTCTTACCGCCTTCTGCAATAGCGCGAAGCGTGTCATCAAGGTTACCGTATTTAGCAATCTCTGCTAGATACTCTGAACCCTTCTTATCAACTACGTGACCAAGGCCATCGTGAAGAATGGCATCAGCCATAACTTGACGTACTTCTTGTGGGGTCTGTGCTTTAGCAACTTGACCTGCATACTTTTTAAGATCTTTACGACGAACCAACTTATTAAGTACGCCGACTTCGCCTGCTTCAAGATCAAGCGTAAGAGCCTTCTTGCCAACAGTAGATAGTTTATCTTCTGCGGTTAAACCTTTAGAAAGACGAATACGTGTTGAAAGAGCACGGCCCTTTACGATACCAAAGGCTGAATCACCTACTGCTAGGTGCATCATTAGGTCTTCAGTTGCGTTACGAATAGCAAAACGAGGACCGGCAAGAGTTCCAATAACCCAACCAGATAGAACTTTATCTACCCAACGTTGGTGTGATAGACCCATTATCTTTCCGATAATGCCTGAACGTACAGATAAACGATCTAGATCTGTAACAGATGGAACTGCGATACCAGATGAAAGCTGATATGGGAACAAAGCAAGTTGCTGTTCACCGAACTGTGCAGGGTTTCCCTTGTTTACGCCATCTACGACGATATCTGCTGCATACTTCTTTTCAAGTCCACGTCCAGCAAACTGATCCATATAGGAAGCGCCTGCTTTAGACTTAGATACGCCACGAATTTCTGCAACTGTATTCCAAAGACCGGTAAAGATCTGCTTACGCTGACCTTCGCTACCAGCATCAAATGCTTCAGCGATCATCTTGCTGTGATAACGTGAGTTAGCAAGGCGTGCTACGCGATATACCTGAGTTGTAGCACTTGGAGACATAACATCAAAGAAGCCATCTTTGAAGTAAGGAATAGCAGTAAACTTTGCAGCGAAGCGATCAATGCGACCTTGAATTACATCAAGTGGCATACGGATAGATCCAGTAGGCCCCTTGAAACGACCAAGACTCTTTTCTGCTTGAGCAATTTTATTTGTTATATCTTCAGGCTTTAGTCCTGCTTGAAATGCTGTATCTCTTAATGTACTAGCCTCATTCAAGCCCGTAGCAATATCTGCATATTGTGGTTCTGTTCCATACAAAGCAGTGATGATCTTGCGACCAGACTTGTCAATGTTAAAGACTTTATCGGCTCCAGTATAAATAGCGATACGAGCCTTGCGTGCAGCATCTAATCTAGGTATTAAAGGTGTCTTACGTGCAGGTTGTCCGGTAAGAATAGTCTTAACATCTACGATGTTTGCAAGATAGTTCTTAGCTGTAGGTGCATCCTTAACGCCTGCTTTAATAAACTCGTCTATTGCTGCAGGTCCGAACTCAGGAGCAATACGCTTTAGTCGAGTAGAAGCCTCTGTTGCTGCAACGATATTCTTAGAAGAACGAGCAGACTTTAGATTATCAAGTTCTTTGCCGTATTGGTCAAAGAAGCCGACTACCTTTGGATTAGTAAATGCTTGATCTAACTTCTTAGGATCTCCTACGATTTTAAGTAGGGCGTAGTTAGCGGCATCGTATGCCTGCTTTGCTTTACCAAGAACAAGTAAAGGATCGGTGTACCAGCGAAACGCTGCATCACCAACGCCAGAAATACCTTTGTATAGGAAGCCAGTTCCTTCTAAAGACTCAGGAAGGATTGCGTTAGCAACTTCTCGACCCGGTGAATACTTAGCAGCAACTACTGCATCGTAGGTATCTTGAAATAAAGGATCCTGCTTTTGGCTTGCCTTAGAAGCAATTTGCTTTTCTGCTTCGGTACCAGTAGCGATAATCTCATCTAAAGGGATTCCAGATGCTGCCTTGATAGCAACGCTTACGCGATCTGGTGTGTACTTAACCTTAGCCTTTTCAATGCGGGTTGGATCATAGACTAGATCACCTTTGTCGCCAGCGGCATCCCAAGCAGTTTTAAGTCCAGATAAACCTTTTAATTGGTTTCCAGGTTGTGCTGCTTCAAGTTGTTCTCCGACTTTGCTGAAACGATAAAGACGCGTCATAAAGTCTGACGCTTCTTGCAAGCCAGCAAGCGCTGTTCCACCTGTGTAGTGCCAAGCACTACCCCAGAAGCCACGCTTCTTTCCAGCCTCTTCACCGTTAAAGGCAACAAGTGCTGACTGCTGATCTGCAGGAAGCTGGCTGTACTTTTGCTTTGCTTGAGTAGTAGGCAGGTCTAATAAAGACTTGTGTGTATCAAGTAAGTTTGAAAGAGCATCAACTTGCTTCTTCTCATTAGGATTTAACTGAGCTTGAGTGCCAGCAAGTTTTAAGTTTGTGCTAGGCATTAAAGTCCTCTGGATGCGGCTTGCTGATAAAGGATTGTTATTTCACCTGTTGTGTCGAAGGGAAGAAGTTTTGCTAAAGTATCTGAAAGTTTTTCTGTGCTCTTACCAAGCATAAGTGCATTGGCTCCTGGTCCTGCACCAAAATCAATACCTGCAGTAATAGGTTCTTCTGGGCGTTGTGAATCAGCGAACAAAGAAGTTACTGGAGCCGCTGGTGTTGCAGCGGTTGCTGGTGTTGGTCGAACATCTGGAGTTGAGGCAAGTGGAGCGCCAGACTTAATAGCCTGTGTTTCTTTACCTTCACCGTAAGCGATTGAACCGAGTTTCATCTCTGGTGTTCCAACGCCTGAATCTGTACGTGCTGAAAATTTACCAGGACCTGAAGCGCCGGCGAGTGGACCTCTAGCCATCTGTTTCCTCCTGTATGGTTTCTAAATCTTGTGCCATCTGTTCCCACGCTTTGTGGGTTTCTGTAGTTCTATTTGAGTGGTAGATACTTAATTCGTATAGTGACTCAAAGAGTGTTTCTATTACTTGCGATAGATTAAAAAGTGTTTCTGTAAATACAACTAAGAAATCTGTCCAGCGTACAGGACGACGTATTTTATTATCATTCATCGCCCTGTACACCTTTCAGTAGTTATTAAGCCTTCTTGCCTTTGCGACCTGCTGGAGCGTAACCGAAGTCAACTTTGCCTCCCTTTACAGATCCTGCCTTAGTATCAACCTTAACTGGCTGTACTGGAGCTGGAGCGTGTGATCCTTTATTCATTTTTTACACCTCCCTCGGTTATGCTGCACCGGTGATACCGGCTAGTAGTGTGGCTATATCAGGTTTTTGACCAGCAGCAGGGGCCGTACCACCTTGTTCTTGTGGAGGTTGCTGCGAGGCAGGGGCGGGGGCCGCACCTGCTGCTGGAGACATAGGAGGCATACCTGGTGCTTGCATCTCAGGTTGCGCTGGTTGTGCTGGTGGAGTAAATACTTTTTCTACAATGGACTCTAGTGAAAGTCCTTTTTGACGGCCTGAAATAACTTCAGCAATGCGAGTAACAACTTGTGTCGGGTCTTGACCCTGTGCCGCCATCTGCGGGATCGCTTGCGCGTACTGCGCAACTGCGACGCGGAGGGAGTCGCGCATCTCTTCAATATCCACGCGCTGTTCTTCTTGCGTAACATTGATCTCTACCGGTAACTCTCGACGTACGTAATCCCTGGAAACGAGCTTATCCGAACGCATCTGAAGTAAAGCGATGACAGCACGGTTAGGATCCATACCAGACATAATGCCATAGCGAACATCCACGCCGTACTCGCCTTTGATGTCGCGGGATGGAATGTATTTAAGTGTATATGGGGTTCCATCGTCTGTTCCCTTAATAGTCTTCATAATGCCACCGAAGAGTTTTTCATCTACTTCAAAGCAAAGACCGATTAGTTCTTCAAAGAGTCGAGCAAACTGTGCCTGTGCTGCTTTGATCTGTGTATCAAATCCAGCCTGTAGTGCTTGCACACCGCGACCAGTAACAACAGATGCGTCAATCTGACCAGAGCGTGATTCAGGATAACGAGCACCGAGACGTAGTTCGCGCTCTAGTACACCTGATTCAGTAAAGACACCAGCAGGAAGTTCAAGACCTACACGACGGATACCTTGTGGATTAGCAGAACGCATAATCGCATCAGGACCAAGGGCAAGTTCTTGTACATCTTGTGGAATAGCAATAGGCGCTTGGATTGACTTCTCAGCGGCTTGGATCTGCAAGATAGCAAAACGAGCACGAGCGAGTTGTACAGCCAAGACATCATCAAACTGACCGCGTGCTTGGTTGTCCAAAGATGGACGAATACGAACACGGGCTAGGCACTTGCCTATTGGGTTTGGTACACGAGATAGAACCAAGTTATTACGATCAGGAAGATAGATTAGATCTTGCTCTGCATCGTGGTAACGGATCATCGTCATATAAGGAGAACCAGGTTGGAAGTTGTTCTTCTTTAGGATCTGTTCTGCAAACTCTGGGAACTGTGCTGATAGCGTGTCAGCGTCAGACATAATAAGTTGGGTAAGTGAAATAGTGCGACCGAAGCGGTCAATCTCTGGGTAAGCCCCAGTAGGATCAACCATACGGATACGAGGATTGTTTCCTTCGTAATCCATCTCTACCATACCGATAGACATACCGTAGGTGTTATACCAGTCAGCGTTGTTGTAGTTCTGCAGCGCTAGGTCTGAGAATGAAACGTAATAGTTAGCGATACGAGTTCTAGTATCAGCAGCTTTGCGCTGAGCATCGGAAACCATATTAGTTGCTGAGCAGTTAAAGGATGGCATTGGTGCGCCGGCTTCAGCCAAGTCGCGTGCTGCAACGTCAATGAAGTTAGCAACTAGCGGCTTTGGGTAATCCTCGGAGAACATCGAAGGGAATACTTTGGACAAGTCTCCCTGACGTACAGAGAGAACGTCGCGCATACGCTGATCGCGTGGAGCGTACTTGGTACGCAAACGCGCTAGCTTCGCGTCAATCTCTTTAACTGTTAACAATGGTGTTCCTTAATTTGCAGTGTTTGGGTATACGCCGGTCTTCTTAGTAATCTGAGCCTTTTTCTTTTGACCAGCAATAAAAGCCTTTTCTGATTGTGAAAGTGGAGTTGCCTTTGGCTTTGGCTTTACTGTTGCTTTAGGTGTTGGCTTCTTTGCTGTAGGCATTATTACTCCTTAGATGAATGTCTTATTCTGTTCAGCTAGCATCTCATCTATATTGATGACTACTCGCTTACCTATCTCACGACGGGATAGGAATGGATTCCTCATATGGTGGCTGGCGTACTGACCGTAGTTGAGCATTTCGCGTGCTCGGATCTCACAGAACCAAAGAGCCATAACCATATCTGTCTTACCCTTAGTGGTAGGTGTCCACGTAATCAACTGCTCGATAAGAGCCTTGACGTTTTCAGTCTGGTCACTAGGTAAATGTATTAAGTTATCTCGGTGATGCTTGCCATCTATTTGCTTAGTACCAAACAAAGTAGCCATAGATGCCACACCAAAGCCTGAATCCCACTTGTTGCTACCAGTATGGTGTTCCTTTAATAGAACTCCGCGTGATTGCAAGAACTGACGGATGCCTTCATCCTGAGTTAAGAAAGCCTGGAAAGCGTTCTTCTCAATAATCCACTCACTAGGTGAGTAAAGCGAAGTCCAGTTAAGGATAATGTCGCGGATCTGCTGCGGTGATGGACGGCTTACCTTCATAGCATCTACGATGTAGCGCTTATTGGTATTGCGATCTACCGCGTAACAGATTGCTGCAGTATCTCCGACGATTGCTGGGTCCATACCGCAGATAATAGAAAAGCCACTTAAATCTTTTGGATGTCCGGGGTAGCCCGGTTCTAGACGACCTGACTTACGCATACCGTCAATAGATCCCTTAACACATACAGGATCAAAGGCAGCGTTTTCAGAAACATCTTGCTGTTGATATACCAAAGCCCAGGTACTTGCATCCATTGCTTGGCGTTCGTTATATAAGTTACGACCAGACCAGCGTGGATATAGGCCGTCTTCGTTCTTATCAGATTCGCCTTGTCCATCAAATGGAGCATCTGAGGCAGGCCAAAGGGTTTCCCACTTTTCAGGATCTTCATCAGCTGTAAGAAGCGCTGGCATTGCCAAGTACTTCCAAGGAACCTGTCCACCGGGATAGCGGTCTTCAGAGCGTAGCTCGCGGTATAGATCAACCGAGGCTACACGGGTACCAATAATAATCAATTTACCAGTAGGGTTCAAACGAGATCGGACGTCTTGGGTTAACCAGCGGATCTGCTTTTCAAACTCATTGGCGTTCTTTAAGGTGACCGCGTCATCTACAATAATCATATCTGCACGCTTACCGTAGATCTGACCGCCGATACCGACGGCTTCGATATTTGGATCCTTTTCAGATGACTCACGGAGTTCATCACCGAAGGTAACGCGGGTTGCCTGCCAAGAGGCAGACTTAGAGTTAAACCCTACGCCAGCAGCATAAGCACTTTGCAAGTCTGCGTACATCGGATGTGTCAGTCTTTGCTTGATGGCGTAGAGAAAGTCAGCAGCTAATTGCTGCGTTTGGGATACAATCAAAACTCGGAAGTTGGGGTTGCGGCAAACTTGCCACGTCACATAGTCAACCGTAATCGTTATTGACTTGGCGTGGTTCGGTGGGATATTGATAAGCACACGGTTTGAGGCTAACCCTGGTTCATACTTCATACTAGGATGTAGCCAAGAAGGTTCACGACCTTCAATAACATCTACTAGGTTCTGCTGGTGGGCAAAGGTCCGAGAGTGTAGGAACTTCTGCCGGAATGTGGCAAAGTCCATATCGTGGACGTCACCATCTATAAACTGTTTATTCTTGAGTCCGAGCCTAGTACGGTCAATCTTATCCGCAAATTGCTTATCGGATCTGCGGTAGTACTCATAAGTCTTCATAGACTTACCAGCGCCGGAACAGGCGGCCTCGATGGTCATACCTTCTGCTACAGCGCCAAGGATAATTCTCTTGGCGATGTCTGCTGAATTCTCTGCCACGTAATACCCCTTACTAGAGCGCCGCGAATGGCGCGAAATATCTTCTTATACTAGGTTGGGGAATTTCAATTACTAGGCGTTAGCATTTTAATAGAACCCACCCCATTAAAAAGCGCCGCTAGCAGTCGGGCTTAGCGCCCGAAGGAGCCACAGTGAACTGAGGGGTAGAGGCTCGCTCGCCCTTAGGGGGCATCGCGTAGGCCGTAAGGCCGAAGCAACGGGTCGCAAAGCTCATCACACCCCGCTTTGCTCCCCTACTATATATAAGGCAGGAAATTTAGACCATTTCCCGCTTTCAGTCCTGTGACGTTGGACACATATACTATAAGTCCTGCTCAGACGGTTAATGGTACCGGATCTCACACGGTTTAACTTTATCAAATATATTTTTCTGGGGTACATAACTAACATAGTCACGGATATTAACAACAGGGGGTCGGCTTTTGCGCCACGCCCGACCGCGTTTTTAGCCGTCCACAGGCTGTGGATAAGGTTGTGGATAAGTTCGCGGGGCGGTCTACCAGATCGGCACCCCTAAGCCCTAAGCCTCGCCCGTATTAAGTAACCGTCTAACCGTCGCGCACCCGTAACCGATAGCCCTAACCCGTGCAGCTCTAGCCGATAGCCCGCGCCCGTCGCTACTAGTTCGCAGCTATACCCGCCCCGATAGATCGCAGCTCTAGAAAATAGGGGCAGAAAATACCCTGCGCCGTCTATCTTATGAGTTTGCGCTATACCGTAGAGCGTGCCTATAATTATCCTAACGGCGCACCCCGCGCCGATACCGATAAGAGAGTGGAATAAATTATGAATGAAGATACTAAAAAAGTAGTGCTATTCATTAAGAATTGCCTACGCGATGAGGGATACTCTAAAGAGCTTATAGCTTTCTTACTTTCTACTTATGACTTAGAAAGCTTTATTTCAACTACTAAGAAAAATAAACTAGAGCTAGCCTCTCACTTTCTAGGACACGCAAGAGCCCTAGACGTTACCGCGAACAACTACTAAAGGAGAATAAAATTATGAAAGAGTTATTTAACCAAGAGCTATCTAAAGAGACGCTGCTAAACGATTATTTTAACGGGCTAGAGCGCCCTATCGTTTACACAATTCTAAGAAGTGTTAGCGCTAGCGGTATGACCCGCCACATCTCCCTAGTGGTTGCAGGGATAGGCGTGGACGGTAAACCAGATATCCACGATATCACCTACCACGCAGCTCAAGCTATGGGCGACAAGCTGCAAGAGCGTAACGGTCACCGCACTATTAAAGTTAGCGGGTGCGGTATGGATATGGGCTTTCACCTCGTATATAGCCTCTCTAGTGTGCTCTTCGCGGGTGAAGAGCGTGCGGGATATAAGCTCGCGCAGCGGTGGCTATAGTGAGCGCGGTATTAGATCGCTGCGATAGTTGCCAGAATATGGCACGCGTTACGGTGGAGGGCTATATTGTGGCGCGGTACTTATGCGCTAAGCACGCGGGCGAATTGTGCGCGAGTGTCGGAGATATAGCGGGCGCGGATAAGTTCGCTGCGCTAGCTGCTAGTGATAGAGCGCTAGTCTAGTGCGCCCGCTTAATCGCAGGGGGCGCAGGGTGCGGGCGATAGCTATCGCCCTGCTAGTGATCGCTATCGTGTACGCGCTATCGGCGCTCATATGGTGGACGGGAGAGGGTTATTGCTTAGGCACGCTTAAGAGCTGCTTAGACTATTAGGGGCGTACTATCTCGCACGGGGCTAACCCGTGCGCGGTAGTCTGCAACTAGCAGACACTTAACCCGTAGACGCGGGAGAGGGTGAGAGAGAGGGCGCGAGTATGAGCACAATAGAGAGAGATATACCACTAAAGAACATAGAGCTAAAGAGTAATTATGTAGAGATAGAGGGCGGGTTATTGCTAGAGCTACTAGAGGGCGCTAGTACGCACGCTAGTAAGGATAAGAGCTTCACCGTATTAAATAGCGTGCAGATAGAGGGCGGGGGCGGGCTATTTACCGCCCGCGCTTGCGATAGGTATCGCCTAATAGAGGGCAGCGCACGCACTTTAGACGGGGGCTTAGATACCGCCCTAGTATCGCTAGAGGATATTAAGCGCATAATTACCTTAGTAAAGGGGCATAAGTCTAACTTAATCGGGCTTAACCGTATCGGTAACGCCTTAACCGTAAGCTCATTAGGCGATAGCGTTACCTTTACCCTATTAGAGGGTAATTATCCCCCTACCGCGCAACTATTATCCGATAGTGAGCGCGAGCCTAGTGCGATAGATAGTGTCGCCTTTAATCCTGCCTACTTTACCGATTACGCTAAGATAGCAGGTAAGGGTGCAGCTATTAAAGTTTACTTTACGGGTGCGGGTAAGCCTATGCGTGTAAGAATTACTAGCGACACGATTAAGTGGCGTGCGTTACTTATGCCTATGCGCTATGTAGATTAAGCGGTATAGTAAGGCATAGCGGTAGGCTATCTATCCTCCCTAGTTATCGGTAGCTAGGGAGGGTGGAGGGTAGATCGCCCTAAAGTAAGAGAGAGTGAGTAAGTGATGACGATAGAGAGAGTACGACATAGCGGGGCGATAGTGGTATCGGCGCTAGTGGAGTGGGAGGGCGTTAAGTGGTTAGAGAGTGCTACCTATTACGGGTACACAATTAAGCAAGCTAAGGCTAGTTATATAGATAGTTGCAAGCGATTAAACTACACAATAGAGAGAGGATAAAGTAATGAATAAAGAAGAGATAGAGAAGATCATAGAGAGTACCGCTAATTTTAATGCCTACATAGAAGACATAGGTAGCCTTAACGGGCAAGCCTTAGATCTAGTAATGGCGATAGCGGGCGTGGACGGTGAAGAGTGGACGGACGAAGAGTGCCTAGAGGCTATTAAAGAAGTTACCGACTTAGCTACCGCCTACCGTAACACTCACCCTTGGAATTAAGGGGAGAGTAATGCAACATTCATACAAGGTTAGATTAGATAGCGGAAGAATTGAATATATTGCAGACTACGCGTGTAAAGAGTGTAGGTACGCAAGTAATGATAAAGACTTCTTTACAGAGATAGAGGGCGAGCTTTACTGCTCGCTTCACAATAAGAGAGAGGGCAAGTAATGGAATTACAAGAGATAGATACCCTGCAAGATCTAAAGCTATGGGTGGAAGAGAATATGCCTAGCGCTAGCGTGCGGGAGGATATGTACGGTACTTTAATTATCCACACTAATCTGATATCCACTATGGGTGGATACCTACACGAAAGAGAGGGCGAGTAATGAGCGTAGAGATTAAAGTATCGCTAGGCAATATCTACATAACTACAACGCAAGACGATAGCGAATTGGCTATTAAAGAGGCTATGCAGACAATAGCTGATGAAATTAGCATATCTATTTCCAAGAGTTCACAATATGAAGTTGTAGGCGATAACTATAACGATCAAGAGGGAGAGAGTAATGACTAAGTGCGCCGTATGTAATGAACCTATTGACCGCAACGCCGTCGGCGTTAGCGTAGAAGAGTGGTGCGTATGGCATACACGCCACGATAAAGAAGGAGAGGGCGAGTAATGAGTAAAGTGATAACCGAGTGCGTACCCGTTAGCGAGTGGGTATGGAGCGACTGCGATATAGCAGGACACGAAGAGGGTTGCTATATGTTTACTTGCCCTAGTTGTGGCACAACTGATAGAGACTGCGAGGGCAACTAATGCCAGAGCCACGCGAGGAAGACGACATAGCCTTGGGGCTAGATGAAGAAGAGAGCGAAGACGAAACCTACGATACGCTGGAGGAAAAGTATGCCGATTAGAGAGTGTATCCAATGTTTTAATATGTATGACGAACCAGATAACCGCGAGGATACTTGCGACTTCTGCCAAGGTAATCTAAGGAGAAGGTGATGAATAAAGAATACTGGCAAGCGAAGGTAAACCTATGCCGGCAGGTAGGCATAGAGCAGTTGATAGCAGGGGATATACCTAACGGTACGCGGAACTTAAAGCGTATGGTCAGGGCTATGGAGGAACTGAACCTATTAGAAGCTTTAGATGAGGATAAACCGGCCGAGGATATGTGGGCTAGCCTTATCACTAACGGACTACTACTAGCGGGAGAAGGAGAGGGTGAATGATTACTAATGATTTATCAACTTGCAAGGCTTGCCTATCGGACTTCCCTACGGAAGAGTTAATATGGGGAGATAAAGGTGGGCAATATTGGATATGTGCTAAGTGCTACAAGAAGGAGAGTAATGGATAAGCTAGGTAAAGTAATAGCCTTTCACCCTGTTAAGTCAGGGCTGAAGTTATTCTATGAAGTGATCGAGCCAGACGGCGAGACTAGGTGGGGTGGAGAGCGAGCCTTTGACGCTATCTCTTGGCTACACCTTGCCCCGAAGGGGTCTAGGTTGCTGGTATCAGGGTGGGAGAGCGACGATCTAGACGCTCAGCCGGTGGGGCAACCGCTAGATGTAACCGAGATGTATCAACTGCTAAAGGGGGTGAACTAGTGGAGATATTTGCAGGTTTAATAGTAGTATTAGTAGTCATATACGCGCTTATAGTGATAGAGGATAAACTTAATAATGACCAGAAGTAAACGAGTAAGTGGCAAGCAAGCTATCCACTATCGCAACTATAGACGAGCGAGAGATCGCGCATTGGTACGCTTATCACAAGCCTACCCCGAAACATACAAGGAATTGTTAGAATTGGAGAAGGTAACTGATGAAACGAACGGTGCTAAGTGGGTTGGTATTGACGGTAGTAGTAGCTTTATTGTGGGCGTTAGCGCCGGAGGAAGAGGGCGAGAGCAAGATAGCGATCCCGCAGGTATCACAGAGGGAGAGGGCGACAGCAAGTGAGAAGCGAAACAACAAGCAAATCGCAAGGGAATATAGTAAAGCTCTCGGTTATACGAGAAGAGAAACGCGTTGTCTCATCACCTTATGGACCAGTGAGAGCAGGTTTGACCACCTCGCAAAGAACCAGCAGGGATCAAGCGCTTACGGAATTGCTCAACTCCTTAGAGAACGCAGTAGCAGACCTGAACTCCAAGTCCTACACGGCCTTAGATACATTAACCATCGCTATTCAGGGAGCGCGTGTCGCGCTCTCCGGCACAGCGATAGACGAGGCTGGTACTGATGTTTAGATATTGGTTGCGCTTTGGTATATGGAAAGGTTGGGTAAGTAAACCCTACTGCGCTATGCACGACGGCGGTTATGAGTATTACAATGAGGAAGAGCTTGAGCAGTTAGATGAAGGTGGAGATCCCTGCCAAGTTGTAGTATGTCTGATATAGTTTAAGTCTTGCGGATAGGACGCCTTCTACCTAACCGCACCTAAGTAGCCTTGCCCGTCACACTCTCCGGGTAGGGCTACTTCTTTTTAATCCAGTACTGTAGGTTTACAGCAAGTACTTCGTACTCTCCGCTATGGCGTAAGAGGAAGAGGTCAATGCCGGGCTTAGGGCGCTGGTGCATAGGGTAGTGATCGCCCCAAGTGTAGTCATCAAAGGCCATAATTCCACCGGACTTTAAGTAATACCAGCTATGTTCAGCGTCTAGTAATACACCGACAGTTGTATGGTCTGCGTCTACATAGACGAAGTCATACTGTTCTACTAGGAATGATCTAAAGAAGTTATCGGTAGTCATCTCGTAGTTCTTGATGAACGGATATGGCTTAACCTTATCCAAGTAGGTCTGATAAACGTGAGCGAAGTTCATCTTATTGTGCGCTTCTTCTTCGCTACCTTCCCAAGTATCTACATCGGTAAGGGTGCAACCAGATCCAGTAAGGACATTCTGCGCTAGCCATACGCTAGCGTCGCCAGTAAAGGCGCCGAGTTGCAAGAAGTTAAGGTTATCCTTACCAGCTAACGGTGTAAGGAATTGCTTGAAGTTAGGCTCAGCAGTCTTGCTAAACCAATTAGGATACTCAACCGCCATTGACGTAGAACCCGTCTCCCTTAAAAGTAATACCGCCTACTGCCCACACTCTAGTCATAGAGTTATGGCAAGTAACGCAGACCGGAGCCACCGCGTCTTCGTGTATAGATCTTTCAACCGTGTACTTGTTGCTACACGCAACACACTCGTAGTCATAGGTCATAACTTCACTGCCTCATCCACGTCCAAGTAACCAACTAACTTAGTAACCTTTTGGTTGCGGGAGAACTCAGTCGTCGCCGGCATCCAACCATTGACCCACTCTGGTTCTGGTAGATCCATTAGGTCAAAAGAATAAACCCCTTGCGGAGTCGAGTTGATATAGAACGGGATTAGATCTCGCTCAGCTGACTGCGTTATTAACTTACGATACTTCATCTCTTCGATCAGTAGCGTAGGGTAGTGAGTCTGTCTGCATTTAAGTTCGATGTAGTGACCAGCAAGTTCACTGATACAGTCAAAGGAGTCGTAGATCCCCGGACTCTTTACTAGATCTGGGTAAAGACTCTGCTTTAGATAGTCAAATAACTCAGATTCTTTCATCTAATACCCTGTAACCTTCCAGTATTCCCTCACATACAGAGCAAGGAGGTATCCATTTATCAAGCGTATTATGTAAAAACATCAATCCTGGATCAACTTTCCATCCACATTGACAACATATAAGAAGTGACTTACTCATCGGTACGGTGTCTCCCCACCGAGTTCATCTTGCAGTTTGCGAAGCGCCGTGTGGCACCTGCGATCAGCAGTAGATGTAGCACACTCTAAGTATTGTGCTACTTGCTGAAGCGTAGCCATCTCGTGATGGCGCATACGCAACAGTGTTTGATCTTCGATATCTAGTTTAAGGAAGGCACGTTTAATATCCATTAGGCTAGCCAGTAGGTTGCCACCTTCTGCTGGTGATGATGAGCCGCGTGGTTGTCCGTCTCTAATCATCTCTTGTGCCTGCTCTAATACTGTTCCGTCTATAACGGAGGCAATAACAAAGGGCAGTAGCTGACCAAGCATTATCGTTTCGTAATAGGCTTCGTCGGTAATCTGGTAACCAGCCTTGCTAGCCTTTTCCTTGCGAGCATAGCGTTCTGCTACTCGCCGCATCTGCCAAGCAATACGCTGCTCGTTATGCTTACGCTGGTTAACATCTTCAACGCTCATCTGTTCAGCGATGTAATCAGTACGCGTTAGCGCCCACGCCATACACTCTTGGTGTACATCATCTCGTTCAACCCAAGCGCGGTAGCGCCGGTGAATTGTGTAGGCTACTGACGGTGCTAGTTCATATACGACTGGGTGTAGTTCACTCACAGTTTAGTTCACTGCTTTCCATAGTTGCTGCAAGGTTTAATAACTTAATAGCAAGGAAGTCAATGTAATTACTAGCATCTGCTAACTCTTCGATCAGTTCCCGAACAGTATCGCTAGCGCTGAACTGCTCAAACTTCTGACCCTTAGCGTGTGAGTATTGGTCGTGGCCTACACCCTTTACTCGGTTAGCCCGAAGAGAGGCAAAGGACTCTATGAAAGATACAAGATCGCCAGTTGATACACCTTCACTACGGTAGCCGATTACCGCAGGGTGATCTACTAGCGGGTTGGCATTGGGCGTATGACTATCTGTTCGCTTGTCTGGTCTTGGCTCAGGACCTGAAAGCCCATATGCTGAATAGTTTGTAGCACTTGTATCCATTCGTCTCTACTCACCCTTCTCACCGACCAACAAAGCTCTGGTAGCGTCTGCCCCGTGTGCTAAGTAGTAGTCATTTATATCCATACCAGGTGGTAGTGTAACAATTTGTGAGTTTAATATCTCATTTGCGACACGCTTGGAGAACTCAGCACCGGGGTTGGAACCATCTTCCTTTACATCGTTATCACCGACTACGTAAATAGTTTCGTAACCCATAAATAACTTAGCAAAGTGTGGCTTCCAAGCCTGAACACCGGGTACTCCAACTGCTGGAATACCTAGCATCCCGCTGGTAATGACTGTATCTAACTCGCCTTCGCATACAACTATGTAAGGCGATAGTGGTAGCACATCTGCAACGTTGTACAGGTGTGCCTTCTGCCCAGTAGGTGAGCCATACTTAGGCTTGCCGTCATCTAATCTACGGAACTTAAAGCCAACGCAGGTATTACCAGCAGTGATATAAGGGATTGAGATCCAACCATCGTACATCTCGTGTCCGTTAATGGGATCAACGATGCTGCCTAACTGAAAGCGTGCAGCTACCTGTTCAGATATCCCACGTTCTGCTAGCGCGACGAGAGCCTCTGGAGTTATTTCCTGTGCGTATCGCTGCGCCGCTTCCAGCAGCAATTTCGATTGCGCGTTTGAGGCCATCGTTAAACTCCATATTCTCTAGTATGCACACTAGGTTGGCAGCGTTGCCGCCTTTACCGCAGGTGTGGCAGAAATATAAATTATCGTACGTGTTCATAACAGCCGACCTACGGCTGTCACTATGCAGGCAGCACCGTACTGAGACTGCCTTGCCTTCTCTTACTTCACCACCGTAGTGCGAGACTATCGCTCCTATGGGGATTGAGTTTGCATCAACGGAACCTTTGAATTTTCCCGCTTTACGAGTCCTGCTCCAGTCTTGTGCTGGCATACACACCCCTTGTCGTCGCACTTATCGTGCCAATGCGCTGCTCGCTTAAAGTGATTGACCGTGTTCTCTTCCCCGGCCTTAATGCAATATACGCAGATCACGCTGGATCCTGTTCCTCATCTGGTAGTACTTCTTCTACTGCCTCTACTGCTTCGACTACTTCTTCTACTGGTGTTGCATCCCAAGTTTCTGTACTTGTAATTTCTCCGCCTGGTACTGGCATTTACTTAACCTTTCTAATTGTGTATTTTTGTTTTCCAAATCGAAGATACTCTTTAGAGTCTTCCTTCTTCTCTACCAATATACCTGCTTCAACTAAAGCAGCAATGAGCAAGTTCTGCTTATTGGTTAAACTGGTAATCGCTTCTGGAACGTAATGCATATCTCTTAGGTTTGCGTTTTGTGCATCCAGCCAATGAATTTTATTCCAGATTGCCTCAAATGCTTGATCTAATTTTCTCATTGCCTCTCCTTTAACCATTGTGTTAGATCTTGGATTACCCAAGCCTTATCTATTCCAGCGTTGCGACGCTTAACTATGACGTATGACAAAGGTACTTCCCCAAGCCCCCGTGCCTTTGCATAGTTAAGCGCCTCAACCTGTGCTTCACTCCAGAACTCCGGAAGGTTTAACGCCTTCCTGTTCTTGAGTTCTAGTATGTATGTCTTCCCACTTACGATACATACCAGATCTCCCTCGTCATTTGCGCCAGCCTTGGTGAGTCTTTCAGCTAGCGCTCCTGCCGAACGGAGAAACTTCATTACATCAGTCTCAAACTGGGCGCCTTTGCGCCCGTTAGGGTTTGCCATCTTTACCCGTGTCATAGACTGCATTGCCATCTTCATCTACTGTTACCTTCAAGATACCTAATTCGATAAGTACCAGTATCAGATTACGCATATCATTGCGTAGTTGTTTGATCTCGTTCTTCACATACTGCAACTCTGTATTAGCCATTTACTATGTAGTTCCCTTGGTAGTTATTCATAGCGTCATTCTTAATCATAACACCCCACGCATCCTTATCCGATATTTGACAAGCAGCGTAGTTGACGAAGAGTGTTGCATAATCAGAAGCGTCAGCAGTGTGTGGTCCGAAGCGGTTCTTCACCGCTGCTACGCATAGTACAGCTTGGTTCGGGTCGTAGCCAAGCGTTAAGATTAACGCCGGCAACTGGCTTACCTTGCCGTGAATAGCACGTCGAGCAGGTGGTTTTGATGGTGAACCATACTCGCTTTGCTCAGATACGTGGTGCAGTACCAGTACGCAGGCTTCAGTCTTGCGTGCCATATCGTGGAGTTCCATCATTATCGCACGAAGACCAGCCCACTCGTTATCTGTTTCTGCTGCCACGTTCATTAAGTTGTCAATGACAATTAACTCTGGAGCCTCGCCGTAAAGCTCCACATATGCCTTGATCTCTAACTCAATATCATCTAACGATGGTGATGAATCAAAGACCCATTTAATATGGTTGAGTTTGCCAAAGTGTTTATCGTAGTAATGACTATCCATAGATAGGTTCAGTTCTACTGATACCTGTGAATGACCCGATGCTTGCGCTGCGGCTCGCATCATTACAGTTGTGGTGTCTGTATCTGCCGAGAAGAAAAGCGTTGGAACCTTTGCCTTCATTGCATAGATAAGAGCAAACATACTCTTACCAGCATTAGGCGCAGCCGCTACCATACAGACCTGTCCTCTTCGGAACTTGATCTGCTTTGAAGATAACGCTTGCCACACGTCCGGCAGCGGAGTTGCTTTGGTAAGCACCCCGCCCCAAGCACGTGATAGGTCAAGCAACGTCTTCCTCCTTCAAAGATATATTGTTTTCACGACGAAGATTTCGTCGCTCATTCTCAGACAGACCGCCCCATATACCGAAGCGTTCTTTCTGTATTCCCCACTCTGCACATTCGCTTTGGTGTGGACAACTTCTGCAAATAGACTTTGCCATTAGCATTTCTACAGAATTACTGGAGCCGTCTGCTTTCTCAGGGAACCAGAAGTCGCCACCTACTTGAGCGCAAGCAGGGTTCTCATAGAACCTTGGCTCGCGCACAGGTTATCGAACCCAGATAGTCTCGCACTTATCTGTTGCACCCTTAGGCGCAGCGCACATATAACCCTTCCAAGGACCCTTGGCTGATGTACCTGAACGGAAAGCCATTACACCGTGACGGCAAGACTGATCTCCACCTGCTGCTGCTGGTGCAGTAGCAACTGGTGTTGCGTTAAACGCTGCAGCTACTGATGCAACTGTTGGCGCTGGTGCTGCTGCCGGTGGTGCGATATAACCTGATAGGTCATTGCTTGTTGTACGGATGTTAAGTGCGTTCATTGCAATATCTGCAAGACCACTCTCAAGTTCTGTAACGCTTGATGCGTAAATGTTTACTAGAGTTCCATCAGGCAACTTGTAGTTAACCTGGAACTTTGTTGATTCTGGTGCAGCCATATTACTTTCCTCCACTTGGTTTGATGTTTAATCTAATAGACTCTTTACCAACAACCTTCGGTATAAAGCCCAATAGTTTTTCTACTTGTTCAGAGTCAACTGTCTCACGACCTTTAACCGTTGTCCAACTGATCTGAATACCACTAGCAGTAGTGCCAGTAGTTCCCTCGAAGGAAGCCTTCAAGGAATCCTTTTCTTTCTCCAGCTCTTTGATTCTTTCATCTAACTGTAAATACTTTAGTGCGTGGTTGTCAACTTCTGCATCCTCAATCACCACTTCCTCAAGGACGATACGTTCTTTTTTTAAGCCAACGCAACCCATCTCACCGGATGCGTCGTAGTACTGGCAGTAGTTCTTGCAGAACGATTCATCCTTTTCTGGTGCTGGCGCCTCGGTCATAGCCTTTACATTTGCTAGCCACTGTAGCGCTTCTAGTGCTGAGACTTCATCGTATGGTTCGCTATGAACCTTTACATCCTTCTCATCACCGTCACGTGCAATCGCTACTAGGTTCACGGTCTTAACTTCATAACCGTTCTTAGATAGCAAGTAGCCATAGACCTGTACCTGCCAGCGCTGTTGCGCTGACGGGAAGTAACTGAGGTTCTTTACCTTGCTTGTCTTCCAGTCAATGACCGCACCGATACCTGGTACGAATAAGTCAACGTGTGCTTTCATATCACCGTATGCAACTTCAGTCTCGACCAAGTAAGTCTTACCTTCTGGATCTAGTGTGGTGATTGCATCTTCGATAGCAGCGTGGATAGCAGTACCCATAATTGCTGCCAGCTTTGACTGGTTATCGTTAGTCTCTGGCTGAGCATTAAGGCGGTACCAAACCTTACGACGGCAGCCACCGATCTCTGATGGGCCAACCTGTGTCTGCTTGCTACGGTCACGACCTGCATCTTTAGCGTGCAGTACGTGTAGTAATAATTCCTTTGGATCTGTAATCACGCTAACTCCTTCTCAATAGCCTTTATAGTTTCGCAAGGGTAAGGAGACATTTCGTAGACCACCCCATTCGATGTGTTTATATCCATACATCTAGAGCATTGTTCTTTATCAGTGCCTATATTGAATGGCTTGTGCATATCCACTACTGAAAGTAGAGCATTACGATTTTTATAGGAACCACCAAAATCTGAATGAAAACGAAAGTCATTGTCTATTGCTAATAATAGATCATCGTACTTCATCTGCGGTTATCCCTCCACGTCAGGTAATAATCAAAAGCATACGCCCCGACGAAACCTAATAGCAAACCGAATAAGAAACCTAACATTTCTACCCTCTCTCTTGAGTAACTATTTGTATCGGAGGACACGTATTGATGTCAAGAACCGACGCGATCTTTACTGCTCTTTCTGCCACGACTCTTGCCATAAGCATCGTCTTGTATGAGTGTGGCTTCAAAGAATAAAGGTAACCGAGTGCATAAGGACCGCCACTTCCTGCGGTGAATAGACCGTGCTCACTTGCGTTAAATGACAAGTCCGGGCCGATAGAGAACAACATCCCATCGAAGGCTATTAGGTAGCAGAAGTTAGCTTCCTTATCTACCTCGTATCCATTATCTTTGAACGCTTGCTGGATACTAGGGATGATCTTTCTACCCATCCACTGCACCGGATCTTGGTACTTGTACATCGGTGGCTTCCAGTTATACATCAAGATATCACCGGGGCGTGAGTCACCAGTTACACCGAGTAGATACTTTCCGATCTGGATAATCTTGGGCGTCTGCGTACTAATGACGCGTTGATCGTTATCAGTAATCTGCGAGTCAGCAGCTAGCACAACGAAATCAGGGCCGTTGATCCCTACTAAGGTTGTCATACTTACAAGTATAACACGGCGTGTCTGATTTCACATTACTAGGTTGAGTATGTGTACAATATGAGCCGTAGGCGAATGACGGTACGGCCCTAGAAGGGCCGAGCCAGAAGGTGAGGCCCTGAATATGCGGCTCCGTCTACCAACCCTGCGCTTATTCAGGCGCACAGAGTACCTCCCAGAAGCCTTTGGAAGCGATCTGAGGGCCTTTGGCCCTGTCCACGTCTGTCCGTGTGGGTCGCAGGTCTTTAATGTTATGGCGTCCTTTGAGGACTACGAACTATCCTGGTATTTCCTAGACGCAACCTGCGTCAACTGCGGCAATCTAGTAACCGTACCCTGTCCGGTGGACAAAGAGGCATAAAAAAAGAAGCCCCCCACCCCGAAGGGTGGAGGGCTATTGCCTCGCGCTTATGGATCTATTTAGATCCTAGTCCAAAATCTTTTTCAGACTTATCTGCCCATTTAAGAGCTGGACCAGCGGCTGCGCCGATGAGGATGGCGTACTGCGGTGCCATATCGGTAAGCAGTGCCACTCCCATTACGATTGCAGATGCTGCAACTGCGCGAACGTAAGACTTAAAAGCCTTCTTTTGCTTTTCAGTTATTACAATTTTTTTCATTTGGTTTCCTTTTTCTTAGGTAAAGGTTTAGGTAACTTAGCCTTTACTTTATTGATTGTCTTTGGCTTTGGCATCCAGCCGAACCAAGGCGAGGTGTCATCTCCACATCCTTCTAATATCGAGATGTGAAGATGTTTGTTGTGCTGATTGATACCAGTATAAACGTGCTCACCGGTCTTCTTCGTCCAGATCTTGCCCTTAAATATCAGGTACTTAACACGTGGATCTTTCTGCAATTCTGTGTAGATAACAGAGCAGTTAACACCGTGCTTAGGATCATTAGTTAGATCTACTGCATAGCCTGAGTTATGGTCAGAGTTCGGGTTCTGGTGTACGTGTGCCTTACTAGGCAATAGGCCATCACTTGCTTTCTTGCGCTTAGGCCAATGAGCAGTTGCTTGGCGCAGCACTGCGATAGCAGCAGGCGTTGCCTTCTTTGCTAATGGAATCATTACTTCTCCGCAATCAGTTTGTATAGATCGTCAATGCGTTGTTCAAGTCTTTTGACGGAATCTTTTAGCGAGCTGCCACCATTGGGTTTAAGTTCATTCAAGTAGTGCTTAACTAACCAGCGTATTGCTGCCGTAAAGCCTCCAATGATTGTCGTTACTGCTACCGCTACAGTTGCATAGTCTTGGGCTTGCATTAGACCGTCCTTATTGTGACTAAAAGTAATCCGCCATACCCGGAGAACCGCTTATCTGGTGGTGTTCTGTTAATGAAGTCCATCTCTTCGATGAGTCCGATATAAGACTCACCAGTTCTGAAGTCTTCAACCTTGATAGTGTCGCCAACATTTTCTACTGATTCAATTTGACTCATACGGTCATAGGCAGCGCCTTCATAACCTGTCTCGTTATTAAACTTATCCATCTCACGGTCATAGCACATCAGTGGATACTGGATTAAACGCTGACGTGGGATAGCAGGCAAAGCCTTGACTTGATAGCCAGTAAAGAGTGGCCCGGCATTTACATCTGTAGTCGAACGGTTAAAATTAAACTTGAAAGCAAGGTACTGCTGAGCACCAGTTGGGTAGTTAACGTTAACTTCAGGTACGTTATCGCCTTGTGCGAAGGTACCGATTGTGAATTCGTTACCAGCTTCTGTAATAGATTGGATGCTGAAAGCACCGTCTGTAGTATCTACTCGACCCTGTACCAACTTAAAGATCTTATTCTCAAGTGTGTTGTAACGGATGAAGCCAGTTTGTAGGTAGCCAGTTTCTAATACTTCACCGTCTGACTGGATGTAGATAGTTCCATCGGAACCGTTGCCAGCATTACAGAAGGCAAGGCGAGTGGTATCTCCCATAAAAGCACAGGTTGTTGTGTAATGACCTAGCGTGTCATCTGGATCGTATAGATCCCAAGAGTAAGCAAATATAAGTGGGCTGATCTCAGTACCAAGATTGATACGGGTAACGCCTACTTGTCCGTCAACTCCTGTTGTAGCCCAGATGTACTTATCGCGGAAGGCAAAGTCATATACTGGTTGGTCTGATTCAAAGAGCAAAGCGCCATAGGCAATAGATCCATCTTGATCTGATACCTGGGCAATACGCATACCTTGGTTAGTACCGATAGCCATATAGCCGAGGTAGTAAGAAACCTTAAAGCAAGTCTCACCTACTGGTAGTTCAGCTGCAGTAATAGCAGATGACAGGGTAGGCATAGCACCGGTTGATTCCAGTGTGAACTTGTAGATGTTGGATTGGATACCGCTGTATCCTGCAACGTAGATAGCAGCACCGCTAGAAGTAATGCTAGTAAAGATATGATCTGGGTCGTTATGTGAATAGACCGCAGTAGGCAGTGTTGCTGCTGATGTAGAGAACTCATAGATGCTGTCGTTAACGCACATAATGATACGTTCTTTGGTGTACTCGATTACCGCATTGGTAACGGTGATACCAGGTGTAGTAAACATTTCAACGGCTGCTGTGCTTGAGTCAAGTGGTCGCTTGTTTACCTGTAACTTGCCAGTGCCTGTCTTGTTAGTTACCCAGTAAGCAAAGACACCGTCATCACAGATGGCATAGACCGGGCCATCTGTGCCTGAGTTATAGTCCACGAAGTGGATAACTTCAGCCACGCCTGTACCTACTGGAGATACCGCTGTTGATGTCACGTTAGCCGCAGTCTTGGCGTAGGTAAAGGTAGTTGTAGTTGGCACACCAGTGATGGTGTATTCACCGTTAAAGGTCGCATCTACGCCAGTAATGGTAATGACCATACCTGTACATAGACCGTGTACTGCTGTAGTAGTCAGCGTTGCTACGTTGCTTGTCAGTGCCTTGTTGTTAATGGATACGGTGATAGCAGGAAATACTTTATCTACGTCATACTCATCTGCTAGCAGTATGCCGTTGTAGGTATTACTATTTGTAGTCCACTGAATAGAACGCGCTATCTGCCAAGGGCGACCATCAGTTCTGATCCCACCTGTAGTTATGTGCTGGCTGTTGCACTTAGGAAGCAGGGTTGCCTGTCCTTTAGTCCAGACATCCATACCCTTTGACTCTGTGTACTGAAAGCGTAGCGATTCATCTTGTGCTGGTTCAAAGAACTTAATGCCTTGACCAAAGTGGAATGATGACTGTGAACGTAACCACCAACCGGTGAGCGTCTGCTCACCTGGCTCGCGGGTAGTATCTAGTTGCTGCTTGCGGTACTGAGCAGTGACTCGACGGTAAGGTGAGTCATCTAATGGGCTGATGAAGAATGGCAAGCCTGCGATTGCAACATCGTAGGCATAACCACTAGGCGTGTAAGTGGCACCTGCAGGGTTGGAAAGGGTTAAAGGTAAACCCTCGCTGATATCTGATCCGTATGCCACTACTGCTCCTTAGTATATTTGTTCTTCCGCTTCATCTACTGCATCATCAATATCCCGCGCTAACGGGAAGATGTCTTCAGTTAGATAGTGCTGCAATTTCTTCCCCGGTTAAACCAAGGGCTGCCAGCTTTGCCTGTGCTGATAGTTTTGCATCAGCCTTAGCCTCTGCTGCAGCATCTGCTTCTGCCTTTTCAATAGCAGCAGCCTGTGCATCTACTGCACGCTGTTCGATCTCTTCTGGCGTTAGGTCAACGTAAGTCTGTGTGCCTTTAGCCAAGTCAACAATTAGTTTCTTATCAGACATTTTCTTCTCCTATGATGATTACGTGTGAAGCATCTGG